AACTTTGGTAAAGATGCAACCTATCCAAGAGTTGTTTTAGAAGACAAACTCATCGGTGGTTGTATGGAGACCGTCAAGTATCTAAGGGAACAGAAGCTGGTATAATGGAAGACTGGGAGATCTATGGAGAAGTTGAAAAGACAATCGATTACGCTTTCAACCACAAGTTCTTCCTCAACATGTATGAGTTTCTAAAACTCAAGAAGGCAAGAAGAATAGATGCTCAAGAGTTCGGGAACAGTTCAACTGCCAAAGAACTCAGAGATATAATTAGAGATCTAGAGGACTACATTGAAGGTGGTTCTGATGAGAAACACAAACAACTAAGGGAGGGTTACGGACATCTGGGTAAACCAGAGGCTAGGAAAATTAAAAATTATCTACAGGGAATACTAGATGATGCCAAAAGGTATGGACAAGAAAGACAATCCAAAAAGAGAAGAAAGTAGTTCTCTAAATAAGCCTGAACGTGATTCTATTCCCGTCAATCGTGGAGTAGAATTACTACTTAGAAATAGAAATAGGAGGAAACCAGAACCACCAAAGACTTTCCAGATTAAGTTTGGGAACTTGGTTTCTTTCTTCAAGAGGGAAATCGTTTTCCATTTTAACTTCTACCTGGACATTAGGAAAAAGAAGTAAGCCCAAGGAGGGAGAACAATGTTAGCGGTAACCCTAACTTTTTCAGCAATCATTTCAGTTATGTTTCTTCTCGTAGGAGGAGTGATTGGGTATCTGGTCAAGGAATATGTAATCGAGAGAAACTCTACTTACATCCCCATGCACCCAGAAATGTTTGATGAGAATGGACAAATCATTCCTGATGAAGTACTGTCTGTTAGATTTGAAAATGGTCTAGAAGACTTTCAAGATGAGGACTGACCTTGACTGGTCAAAATAAATAACCTATACTGAATGCAAAACAAATTACAATGGCTACATCAACTAAGAAGAAAGCAGTAACAGTCACAAAGAAACTTCCTCCCAATCCTTTTATTCATGAGATCCTGGAACTCGCTTCCAAACAGAGGACCATCAATAAGAAGGTTGAAATTCTGAAGGAATATAGAACAGACGCTCTGACTGCTGTCTTAATTTGGAACTTTGACGACAGTGTAATCTCACTCCTCCCACAAGGTGAAGTACCCTATGAGAGGAATGAGGTTCCTGTAGGGACCGATCACACGTCCCTGAGGAAGGAATGGAAGAACATGTACCATTTTGTTAAGGGTGGTAATGACTCCCTCTCCAAGACCCGTAGAGAGACCATGTTCATTCAGATGTTGGAAGGTCTCCATCCTGAAGAGGCAGATTTGGTGTGTCTGGTCAAGGACAAAGGACTGACAACTAAGTATAAGCTTTCAAAACAAGTAGTAGAACAAGCATTTCCAGACATTCGTTGGGGGGATCGGAGTTGAAGATTACTATCCTACACGAAGACTGTGATAAGGAACTAGCTCAAGATACAACTCTCCCATATACAACCTATCTCGTTGAGTATAAGTTGGACGGGAGAGTTCGTTATGATCTAGTGAACTGTAAGAAAATGATTGATATCTTTGATCACTATTGGGATCACTATCGTCATGACTTCATCAACATGACACAGACTGAAGGACGAGTTAATCCTAAGTTGTGGAATGATCCAAACAAACCTAGTAAAAAGAAATGAGTAACGGATTTGATATTAACTTTGAGGGTTTAGATATGAACCCTGATGAGGTACAAGGTCTTCTTAAGAAATATAAGAAGCTCAAAAAGTATCAGAAGTCTAGTCTGTTTGCTATCAAGACAATGGATGGAACTGAGGATGTCATTGCTCCCATGATTGAAGAAGCCCGTGATGCAGGATTTAACAGTTGACATTCTTGGTAAATAAGAGTATGATCCTTAGCATGTATTACCCTCATCATGTATAAACCATACTCACCTGAGTGGCACAGGTACAGATACTTAAAAGAAGCAATTGATAAGTATTTGGATGACTACGTTGACAATCAAGTAATTGTTAATGACATTCTGGACATTGTATGTGCCCGTCAAGAACGAGCACATGCAGAGTATCATAAATTAGAAGACCTCGAATTAAAACTGCGGGACTAATATGCTATCTACTCAATACAGACTCCGTTTGGAGTTCATTTGTAAGAAGATCGCTAACAAAGAAGAAGTAAAACTAGAGGATATGATTTGGGCAGAGAAACTTGCCAAACGTCATACCACAGCAAGAGACTGGCTAAACAAAGCACGTCGTCAAGCTGCCCAAGACATTGAGGAGGGCAGTATTGATGATTTTATGAATAAGATGGGACTAGGAGACCCCGATCCATCTAATTACAAAACGGGGTTTGATGGTGCAGATGAAATTGTAGACTGGTTTAAACAAGACAAACCTGACGATTGGAGACAACGTGACTGAAAAGATCACACCTGAAACATACGAAAAAATGAATGAGGAATTTGAGGAAGAAGGTTTACCCTTCCGAATCATTGTTCCTACCCAAGAACAAATCGATAAGTGGAGAAATGAAAGCGATCATCTACAGCAATAGAAATCAAGAGTGTGAGAGGGCACAATCTGTTCTAGAAGCTTGTCATCTAGATGAAACTATTGTGTACTATTTGAACAAGGACTTCACTATCAGACAGTTCGTGGATGAGTTCGGAGAGGGTTCAGAGTTCCCTCAAATTGCTATCGGATACAAACACATCGGTAGCCTCAAGGAGACCCTACACTACATGAGTGAGAGGGGGATGTTCGTTTAGTTCGGAGTGTAACATTTAATACACTTTAAATGAGAGCTTGACATATATAATATATGTGGTCTACAATAGACCTGTCGTTCATCCGATGCTACCACTCCTGTTGGCATTGACCTTAGCCCATCATCAAGACGGTTCCCCCTACGGGTGGCACATGTCATGTGAAAGGTTTCTACAAAGACGAACAGAGATCCAGGCAGATCCAAACCTTGACCTTAGGTCGAAGATGAATCTAATAGGGTATCTAAAGTCAAAAGTAGAAGGTAAGTGTGAAGGAGTGTATACATAGGACGCAAGTAAGTCGCGGAACGGAGCGTTCACCCCATGTTTGAATTACTTCTGTATTCAACTCTATCCTGTCCAGACGCTGATGCTATGATCTTTAAGATCGAAAAGCATAAGACTCTGAAACCAGAATGGAAACTTGAACTGGTTGAAACCGTAAAGGAATCTGTACCAGAATGTTACTGGGGCGCAAACGACTGAAGGAACGGGGCGTAAATCCCTAGTATTTCAGGAGTAAGACAAATGAACACACTCAATCTGATCAAAAAGCAGATCGAAAAGGCAGCTGCTACCCATGACGCACAAATCAACATCACCAAGTATCGTGGTGTAGATTGTAAAGTTCATGAGGTATCTGAGGAAACTCACGGCACCTTCTGCTATCGTGGTCGTACTTACGTCAAGTGATATCATGGAAGCAATTCAAGTCGCTGGGATCGTATCCCTTGGGTCTGTTGCTTTTATTTCCTTGATCTATAGTGAGTTAAGACTACTGTACAGATAAGATAGAAGGAGAACCTGCTTGACAGGTTCTTTTTTTATGCCTAAAATAGTATACCTGATGTCATATTATGGAAAGAGACAAACTCAAACTTATAGTTAGAAACCTCAAACTCCTAGTAGATGCATTAGAGTCTGAGGTCTATTCAGATGTCAAGTCCTATACTGAAAGACTTGATCAAACTTTACCCCCACTGGCAGATTACGACGAGGTGTTTGAAGATGACGAATAAGAAGGGGAACGTAGAGGGAATCCTCAACAATGAAGATTGGAGATACAATCCAGAAAGATTGAAACTGAGATCACAATGTATCCATGTTCTCCTTAATAGATTCGGTAGTGTTAATATCCATGAGGTATCCTACGGAACACAGAACATCTATGAATGTGCAGACACTTGGGTCTCTCAAGGTAATGCAACCACCAGTGGTCTCGTAGCTTATTTCAACGCTTACTTCAAGGACAAATAAGATGTATGAAGAACTAGACACATTTGAGAGAGCTCTTCAACACTTTGGTACAAGAGTTGAAGTCATCGCTGCCATGGAAATGGGTGGTAGAATATCTGCTGAAGACGCATATCAGATGATTAAAGTAGAAGTAAAAGAACTCAAGAAAGTGAGAAAACAGGAGAAGAAATGAACGATTGTAAATTGATTTCAGTGACACCAGA